GTCTGGAAAACATGAGTGACAAGAAGAATACAAAGAAAGAGGAGCAAAAGAAAAAAGCAAAGAAAAGAGCAGTGAAGGGTGCAAAAAATAAGAAAAGAATTGAAGTTAGTGCAAGCTCTAGAGAAAAGAATAGGTTTGCTCCTTTATCTGACTTTAAAGGTTCTTCTTCACTCTATGTATCTAGCGGCACAGCAAAGCGGGTGCAAGACATGAAGAAAATGAAGCAGGGAGTTGTTCGTCGGGAATTTGAATCTAAAAGACACAGTTATGATATCAGGAGTATGTTCATGAATATTAGATCAGAAGTCAAAGGCCAGCTAATAGTGACTGCAAATGTGGAGGATGATTTGCCCATGATAGACCAAATGCCAGGAACCATAGAAATAAAACAATCATCGCCTGACACCTATGCTGTTTTGGTAAACATTGGCGAAAGAAAGGGAATCCTCAATTGTAACAAACAAGGACTCATGAAGATCAGACATGACTTAATTAGCTGGGTCCTGACAGGAGCTTTCGAAAATGATGTTAAAATCATAGATGTGTATCCTGATAGTAAAGTTGAGGGTACACACCAGACTCCAGATTTAACTATAACATTAGGTGCAACAAGACACTGGTGTGAGATTGCAACAACAAGAAGCCATAATTTGTCAGTAGCAGAGCAGAGCAAGATGAAGTATGTAAAGGTCTTAACTGATCTAGCAAAAGAACAGGGCATCGCAATGACTTATAGCACCATAATTGTAGGTCCCTTGTCAATAAGAGCCCCTGTAAAATTTCCTGAAGTTGTCAAGAGACATCTAGCAAATGCTTTTGCACTGGGTTTAAAAGCAGAAGAAGAATGTGTTTCAAAAGGGTGGGTTGTTGACATGGATTCAATTGAAGAAGCTCAAACAAGAGATAAATTACGTGAACTGCTGGCAGATGCAAAATGGAAAGAACCAGCATTAGGAGGCAAGCATGAGATAACAGGTGAGCTCCTTAAAAGATGGGCTGAGTTAAATAATGCCATGACAGTTGAAGACATTTTGAAGAAGATGGGTCCTATTATACTGAAGGAAGCTAGTAAAGAAACCACCACAGACATGAAGATGAATGAGAACGAGATTGCAAAAGCAAGATTTAAGAAGTTTATAGATGTGTGGAATCAGAATCCTGTGACCAAGGCTAAGAGAGAAAACATGAGGGTTAGTGTTAAAGCAGTGATCCAAATAGCAATGCTCATTCCTATGTGTGATTATAGTGATGGAGAAAGAGAACTGCCAGACATTAAGGAACCAGCTGATAATTCTAGTACAGTTGCAGCATGGCACCAAATTGCAAGCAGAGGAGTGATGCATCATAACCCTGTTCAACTAGAGGCAGAAGCTAAGCATGGTGCTCTGCTTGAAGAATCATTGTCTGAGGAAAAAAGTGAAAAAGAGACTAGAAAGGTTAGGAATGCTGAATATCGTATGAAAATAAACTTTAATCATGATACCCTTAAGTTTCTAGCTCAAAAAGGGTTTCAGGGGAAGCATTTTAAGCTCCAAAATGTAGAAATCAGGAAAGAGTCTCAGGTACCATTTCACCCGAGTGTGGACACTACAGATATTACTGCATTCTGCTGTGATCCTATCAGTCCATCTTTCTGGCTAGAGAAGTCCTTGACATCAGAATATAAAGTAACAAAGGGTTGGGATCCATTGGCTGAGACCCATGATGAGTTACGTAGGGCTGGGAGTGATGATAAGCTAAATGATGGATGGGCAAGAGAAAATGTGGATGCTATCTTGCGGACTAGAATAGGCAGGATGTTACTTGTGTTAGGGAAGATGACAGAAGAATTAAATATAAGTCTATCAAATTTTGGCGCTGAGAATGAGATTATTTTCAAGCCAATAGCTAAGGGCTTATGGTTGTTTGCAAAATCGGCAGGACCAACTAGGCACATTTACTATAGCGTTATGTATTTAAGCTCAATGTACCGTTGTCCAGGGTTGCCTTTTAAACAGCCTGAATACCTGGATGATAACATTGGTATCTTTCCAATTTTATCCATGGATAGGCATAAGTTGTCACACATATTAAGTCCAGAATCAATCATGTCAATGTTTTTCTTCTGGAGCACACAATTTGGTTGGAGGCCTGAGCAGCAATTTAATCAGATAACAATGGATAGCTGGAGTCATTTTGCACTGACCTTTTTAACATGGTTAGAAGACAAAGGACCCACTAGCAATGCACTGATGCAGACGAGGTATATGTACTTTGAGATGCTACGGCCTGATGGTTCAGGTAGAGATCCACTAAAGATATTAGACAAGATACCTCCATTTCCTAGGTCACGGCTTGAAGTGTGGATAATTCAGAGAATTTACACAGCTTGCATGATAATGATAACCAATGGAGTCACAAGCTTAAGTCATGGTGTGTCAGTTGGAGTTGAAGAATATGATCTTAGCATAGAGAAGGCTGAAGAGTTAGATGTAAGCGCCGATTCATTTAGCGGATTAATAAGCATTGCGACGCTGAGAGAAGTGAGGTCTTTCTCAACTTGCATTGTCATTCCTTACATCGGTGCTTGCCACAATAAAGATGAAGGTGATGAAAACCAAGGTTTTTTCAAAATATTCACAAAAGTGGTAGCAGAAGAGAGGAAAATGCCGGCAGCAAGGAAAGAATACATGGGATATGATGATTTACCTGATTTATCGTATAAGTCCCATGAGTTTTCCGCTAGCTGGATGATAGGGATTGGGAAAATGATCAAACAAGAAATCATGATTAAGTACAATATGTTATCTGAAGAGATGTATAATGATTGGCAAATAAGACACATGTGTAAAGAAATAATGAAAAGACCCCTTGAATCAATTGCCACTTTAAAGGCTAGTGCAGTATTCGATTACATTAGGAAGATAGGGAAGAAGATTGTGGGAAACATTGATTTTAAAGAATTCACTATAAATATGGAGTCGAATGATTCTCAGAAGAGAATATTCAATAGAAGAAGAAAGGTTTTGGAAACAGTGAGTATTTTAGCCAGATACACAAACACTGGACATTTGCCATTATTGAACATACTGGAAACTCTAGAAGACTTGGAAGATCAAGGTGGAGTTCTTGTGAACCTTTTTAAGAAATTGCAATTACAAGGTGTTAGGGAGATATTTGTGTTAGATATATATTCTAGGATATCAATTTTATTCATGGAAACCTGGTCTAGAATGATGTGTCAAGAGCTCAAGAATGAGATGTTAACAAAAGGAGACGCAAAACACAGTGTTGTGCGCAAGCACTTTGCAAAGGTGGCTGAAGCAGATGTAGGCCATGTGATAGGGTGTCAGGATTCTGATGATGCATCTACATGGGCTCAGCAATTCATAATGCCAGCATTTGGCTGTTTCATGAGTGTTTGCTGTGATCCTAAAATTTACATCATAAATTGTAGAGTTTTGAATTGCATTGCAAACAAGAAACTGGAAATGGCAACAGGAATGCTAAAGAAGATGAAAGAATACGAAAGGAATCCATCAAGATCATCTTTATCAGACCCAGAAATAAACCACCTTAGAGATGATTTTCTAGGAATCACAAATACTGGTCTAGTGATAACAGCTGAGAGCATCTTCTTAGTCAATCAAAGCAATATGATGCAAGGAATCTGTCACTATACTAGCTCATTATTGCATGCTGGACATTTAATGATGTTGGAAAGAATGGATCAGATCTGTCTAAGAGTGGTAAAAGGTGCAAAAAATACTGCAGTTACAAGAGCAGAGGGCAAGGACAAATACATACTGATAGAAACATCACAGTGCTCATCTGATGATTCTGAATTCAATAGACACATCTGCTGCCCCCTAGGAAAATCACCTATGATAGAGGATGTTTTGTTGTTAATGTTGTTGAGTAACATAAAGAAGGTTAGCTATGTTCTCATGTGTGCCAGGCAAAGTGGAACAAAATCTACAAAATTTGTGTTGTGTGCTGTTTGTGAGTTCAATTCAACATGGTATGTTAAAAACACAATAGCCAGCATACCTATAAAGTTTATCTTTGCAGCCACAAGACTCAAATCAACTAGTAGCTTGTTGGGAAGGCAACACAATAGTGCAAACTTATTAAAGCAATGTGTTGAAAATGGTACAAATTTCTTTGTTTGTGCATGCTTGCAAGAATTTCAGATGAGGGCTCATTACTCTTGCCTGGGAATGAATGTGAGCATTTTGTTTCCAGATTTTAAATCTAGGTTGCTCAAAAATCCTCACCCATCACTTGGTTTATTTACTTGCCAGCCAGAATTGTGTGCAGGCTTAATGGGACATGATATTGGTTTCTACAGACTCTACTCTAGGAATAAAAGAACCAGAGATTTAGATAGAATCATGACAGGAAGAACAGACCCAGAGTTGTCTGAAGGTGGTAGACCCAACATAAATGTGTTCTTATCCATGGGTAGAGGAGATAGACACAAAGCTTTTCTAGAGTCACTTAGAAGAGATGGGGTCTTAACACCAGATTGGAGAGAAATAGCAGAGAAAAATCCATCCATGCTACTAAGAGAGAGTAGATCAAAAGAAGAATCATTGTTTTACATTAATAAATTATCAATGAACCCTTTAATTGTGGAAGCCTTTTCGTTTCAGCTAATAGCAAAATTGTATGCTAGTGCTGTTTATATACTACATGCTATGGCTACATCAATGAAGGAATCAAAGGATAAAGCTCTACCTGAAATCAGAAAGTTTTCACTGCTTAAGATTATAGATCAAATTGAGAATGATCTGAATGAAGTTAAGTTAATGGACATTGACTTGTTAACAGAATTGAAGTTCCCTACAAAGACGTTTTTTGATCAAATAATTGACCGTTGCATTGTTATTGGCACTAGACCAGTTTATGCAAAATCACCAGCTTTTTCATTAAAGATTGGGAAAGTTATACTCCCGAAAGCTTTAAGTGCTGCATCAGTAAGCCTTAGAGACTGTTGCAATTTTGTGTGGTTTAAGGAGAAGCCTCGTCACTCTGTGACAGCTACTATGGCTTCTTGGGAGGTGTACAAACTTGGTCTAACCTGGTTGAGAGATGATTATAAAAGTACTTTGGAAAATAGTGGTTTCATGGATGTTATTTCTTTAATGGACTACATTAAAATGAATAGTAATTCCCAAATACAGATTAAGTTTCATGCACCCTTCTTAAACAAGACTATGTCAATATCTAAAATTGAAAGTGTCATAAAGTGTAACCAGGTCCATGGATATGTCCTTAAGAGTGCCATAGCATGGGGAAGAGGTTTGAATGAGTTAAATAAACTTTCTAACCAGCTAAATCTAATTTTATTAGGACCTAACATTCCTGGCTATTTAAAAGAGCAGTATGTGTACAAATTACTTAAGCAAGCAAATGATGAGTTAGGAGGAGAATCAACTGGTTATGAAGCAAAGAGTGTTGCGATTGCAAAAATTCCAGAAAAGTTAATTGAACTAGTTTTGGTCATACACATCCTACAATGTCCCAAGGTTAATATTCCTAGCTTGTTGCTATTATTAAAATCAAAAGAGTACTATCTATACGTTAAACAACAACACAAGTCTGTGACAAAAGCTGGAGAAGTCAAATGGCATGGCCATGGCATTATCCAGTATGTACTAGGAGAAAGGTTAGTTAAGTTCCATGTCATGAACACAAACATTGTGTTTATTGAGACACAATTACTTCCAGATGAGTATGAAAAACAGCGTTGGTGCCAGATGTTTGATAACCAAGGGTTTGTAGCCAAACAGGCTCCAGAAGATGGGTTTTCTTATTATTTTGATTGCAAAAGCAAAGCTATTTCAGCATTCTGGAAAAAAGAGACAATACCAATTAAGTTGGTGGATAGCATGTTCAATGAGACAACCGCAGCTAGAGAATTTCAACTTAGAATTGTGCATAGCACAACAGGCTACTCAAGGATAGAATTGTGTCAACACAACAGAGAGCTTTCTGTACTGCGTTTCACGCCTGATGTGACGTTTTTAGCTAACAGTTCTCTTGAGCTATCAAAGATTCCAGATGAGCAATTTTATAATGGTCTTAGAAGACCAGTATCATATGCATATTCATGGGAATACTTCTTTAGATACTGGGTCAGAGTTGAAACAATGCCCAGAGAACGAATGTTAGCAGGGATTTTACAGATTAGGATAATGTTAGATGAACTAGATGAAATCAAAAAACTTAATGTTGCTAAAGCCAAAGATTACAAAACTCGGAAAGGAACCATTTTGATTATCAAACAGATAGATAGAGAAAAGATAAATTCTGTTGAAGCAACAAGGGACACAGCATTCAAGAAAATCATAAGTAAGCATGAACGGAGAGCTGAGCATAAGAAACAAATTGATGAGGACATCAAATCACCATTGATGGTATTATATTCACCAAATATTAAATTACCAATTGACAGAGAATCTAAAACCTGGACACTAAAAATGTATCCATTCTTAGAACCAAGTCAATGGTATGATAGCTTTAGCCATTTAAAGACTTTCCTTGCACAGACCTGTAGGGCAGCTTTGGGTCACAAGGATATTTTCTTAACTGAGTGGCAAGAAGCGAAAAGGATAAATGTAGATGACCAAGAAGCAAAGCTGACGGTTGATTTCAAGCAGGTAGATGTTTCCCAAGATATGGATGAAGCAATGTTAGAGTTGGGTCTTCAGATGGCAGCAGATGCACAAAGGATTGGAGGAGAATATAATTACGAAAATGATGATGAAGATGATGAAGAGGATGATGAAGAAGAGAATGATGATAAGAAAGAAGGGAAAAGAAGTAGATCATTGAGTCGGGATGACACACCAGGAAAGATTAAAAGAACATCCTCTCAGCCACCACCATCTCCTAAGGATATAAAGGATATACACAGGGGACGAAGCAGCATGAGATCAGAGCAAGCTATTACAACTGTTGACACAGACAAAAAAGAATTCATAGATCTAATATCACAAGATAAGGATTTAGGATGGTTAGTCACTAGAGGATTGAGGCCGCAGAGTTTGAAGGAATCAAAGCAGCAAATTGAAGATGCTCAGAGCACTCCAGAAAGTTGGGTCAAAATTCCTGAAGATAAATATTCAGGGTTCCCAGCTCTTCATTTCTCATTGAGTGATGTGAAATTAGCTGAAAGCATGCTTTACAATGAGCACCATGCTAGAATAGCCATTAGATCAGCCCTTAGGGTAGAATCTGTTTTCTCAGCACAGTTAGTAACACATCCCATATGGAATGACACCATCCTTAGCTTAGGATCTTGGAATCCACTTGGTAGATCTAAACCACAAGGAGATAATCAGGAATTGATAATGTGGTTGGTAGGAAAGAAAGTAGAAGACTATGAGCCAGAGAATATTGCACCAAAACCCACAGAGATTGATGAGGAAACGGAAGTGCTATGAGGTTAGAAAAAACACATGATAATGTGCATGAGGTTGAACAACAATGTTTGCCATGGTAATATAGGTTCTTATGTATAATGCTTTGCATAATTTTACAATTATCAATCTTATCCAGACC